CTACGTCAAGGCGTCCACGGGCGACAACTTCTTCTACGGCGTCGGCATCGCAGCGGAAACCGCGCCCTCGACGGCCCTCGCCGGACAGGGCATCTCGGTCTACGAAGCGAATCCGATGGTCGAGTTCAAGGCGGTCACCAAGGGCGCCGTCCTCAGCAACTCGAACGTGGGCCGCACGGCGACCCTGCACCGGGATTCCACGCTCGACATCATGTATGTCGACCTCACGGGCTCCACGGCCTCCGACCACCGCGTCACCGTCACCGGCCTCATCGACCAGCAGGGCGATTCGGGCGGGTATGTGACGTTCCGGTTCAACAGCGATCGGCGCGACCAGGGGTCGACGATCAATTCCTCGACGCCATTCCTGGCGTTCTACCGCTAAGGAGGGGACGCTAAATGGCTCAGGTTCGAGGAACCTTCAACGAACTCTACGACAACATCGACAAGGAATTCTTCGCGGTCATGAAAGACCGTCTGAAGGAAGTTCCGAAGATCTACCCCGCCGTCTACAACGTCAAGACGTCCGATCGCAAGTTCGAGCGCATCGTGACCTACGTGCCGTTCGGCGACACGCAGAACAAGCCCGAGGGCGAAGCCTTCGCCACCTCGCAGCTGGGCGTGGGCTACACCAAGGACTTCACCCACACGGAAAACGGGTTGATGTTCGAAGTGACCCAGACGGCGCTGGAGGATGACGTCGAGAACATCCTCAACCGGGCGGGCGACTGGCTGGCCTTCTCGGCCCGCTACGTCGAGGAAGGCCGGGCGGCCAATCCGTTCAACAACGGGTTCACGACCGAGCTCACGCCGGACGGCGTGTCGCTGTTCAACAGCGCCCATCTCCTGAAGGGCGGCGGCACGGCCAAGAATCGGCCCTCGACCGATGCCGACCTGTCGGCGACCTCGCTGACGCAGGCGATGATCGATCTGCAGACGGACCAGAAGGACGAAGCGGGGCACCTCGCCGCGCCGGTCACCGACTGGATCCTCTACATCCCGCCCGCGCTGGAGTTCCTCGCGGACCGGCTCGTCAACTCGGTCGGCCTTCCGTCCTCGGCCGAGAACGACCGCAACCCGCTCAAGGCGCGGCGCACCTGGTCGATCGTGGTCAACCCACGCCTCACCGACCAGGATGCCTGGTTCCTCGTCGCGGGCAACAAGTCGGCCCACGGGCTGACCTTCTATCGCCGCACGCCCATCTCGATGGACCCGATGGCGATTGACCCGCGCACCAGCAACCGCCTGTTCAAGATCCGGCACCGCTTCTCGGTGGGGGCCTGGTCCTGGGTCGGCACTTACGGCACGGCCGGCGCCTAGTTCCGGAATCTAACCGGCGGCAGGGTGCCTGGTTCCGGCCAGGTGGTGAGTGTCAGCACAGGCCCTGCCGCCGACTGACACAAGGAGTCTCGCATGGGAGTCACGCGGTTTTCCGGGCCGGTTTACGGGGCCAAGGCCGGCCTCATGACGTTCGCCTTCGCGGCGGGCGCCATCACCTCGAACGCCTCCACGGCGCTCTTGCCGGCAGCCATTACCACGATTCCAACCTACGAATCGTGGGTGCTGACGGGGCTGTGGGCCAACGTCTCGACCTGCTCGAGCAACAACTACCAGTTCAAGGTCAAGTTCGAAGCGCCGACGGGCGGCGGGTCGGCCGGGACGTCCACCACGAGCGGCACGATCCACACGCTCGGGTCGGGCACGTCGACGTCGATCTCCTCGTTCGTGAATCCGACCACGCCGACGCCTGGCGAATACGAGGGCTTTGTCGTGCCGCCCGGATCGACCCTTCGCATCGTCAGCTCGGGCAACTCGGCGCCCGGCATTACCAATCTGAACCTGCACGGCTATATCCGCTACGTCGATTCGACGCGCGCGGTCTAGCGATTGGCGACCCAGCTCAGTAGTCCGTCGTTCGCCCAGCAGAATACCACCGCCACCAATGACATGGCGGCGGACGGGTATTCCTGGGCGGCCGACCATCCCATCGTTGTCGACAAATTCGGCAAGATTCTGGCGCTCGCGGAGCGCTATAACCTCAACTCGACGCGCCATGTCTTCGTCGTCAGCAATGACAATGGGGCGACGTGGAGCGACCCGACGCGCACGAGTTTTGCCGACGCGGTAGGGGAATTGGCGCTTACCCGTGGGTCGATTGCCTACGACTCGGTGAACGATCTCGCGCACGTCTGTTGGTGCGCGGCCGCGGCCACGGACGGCATTATCTACCGGCGCTACAGCTTTACGCGGGACGGCTCGAACAACATCACGGGCGTCACGCGCGATACGAACGTCAATCTCCAGCTCGACCTCCAGACCACGGGCACGATGACGTATGTGCATCCGTGCGCGCTGTGGATCGCTGACGGTGGCGCCAATGGGTCGCTGCTAATGGTCTGGGGCGCCTACAACAGCGCCGGCACGCCGAACACGACGGAAATCCGGGCCACGATGCGCGTGTTGTCGAATAGCGTCGCGGATAACACGGCCGGCAACTGGGTCGCACCCGTGACGGCGGCCACCACGGGGATTGGCAATGCCCCGGCGGTCGCTTATTCGATCCTGGATACCGGCAACGTCGCGGGCGTCATGTATCCCGTCATTCGCAAGAAGACGACGGGCACGTTTGCGAAGGACGTCTACGTCGCCTATCACGACGGGAATACGGCGACTGCGAAGGGCTCCTGGAAGATCCGCAGAATGCGTTGGGCGGCCGGGTCGAACAACTGGAGCACGGGCCTCTCAGCGGTCGTGACGTTGTGCAGCATCCAGATCGCCGGCACCGATACCGGCTACGCCGCCAAGCGCGAGCTGATGAGTCAGATCACGGAAGACACGACGTCGGACCGGATGGGCGTCGGCGTGGCGACGTGGGTCAGCAACGTCGCGGGCGATACGTGGTCGTTCTTCCTCGTCGACAACACGGACACGGCCTCCGCGCGCGTCGATGTCTACTCGGTCGGCGGCGCGCACAGCTATGCGCCAGTCGGCGATCTGGTCTATGACGCAACCTCAGATCGGTTCGTCGTGAGCTACCAAAAGACCGACACCTTTGCCTACCTCAAGACGTATCAGGGCACCACGGCCGACCAGGTCGAGACGGTGATTTACAACGGCAGCCGCATCGATATTCCGCTCCTGAGCGAGCTGACGCGCATTGCCGGAAAGCTGCTGATTCTGTTTCGCGATTCGGTGAACACGCCCACGCCGCCCTATCACGGCTACGCGGGCACGATGACATGGGCCGCCTCGGGGCCTGGGGGCGCCAGCCGCAAGGGCTACGCGTCCAATCCGTCCTTCGCAGCAGGAGTGTGCTAGATGGCGTGGCATGACTGGGGCAATTCGCCCATCAACTCGACGACCCCGCAGCCGGTCAGTAATCCCAGCACCGGCACGCTCTGCGCGGAGATTGACTCGACGCAGCTCGGGACGGCCTTCTTCCGGCCGGACCAGAAGATGATCGTCCAGTGCTCCTGGCTGCTGGGTTCGGACACGTCCGCCACCTGGCAGATTGAGACGGCGACCTCGACGGCGCTGGGCGCGTCGGTTGATCAGTTGTTCATCAAGACGCCGACAGGGCAGACCGGGCAATACGTGACGCAGCATCAGCTGCTGAAGGATTACCGGATTCGGGCGCGCATCAACTCGACGTTCACCGCGTCCGTGACGGCCTCGGTGCAGGCGATTCCGTTGACCTAATGCCGAAACTGGGGTGGGGCCACGGCCAATATTGGGTGGACCTCTCGACCGTCGTGACACCGCCGCCTCCGGCCGTGCAAAGCAAAGGCGGCTATCCGGGGTGGCAAGCGGGGGTGATTCTGCCGTCAGGACTCGGAATGCTCGGGGCGTATCTCTCGGTGTGGTGGCAACGGCTCAAGTGGTGGGCGAAGCTCGCCACGCCGATCCATGCCTTGCCGGACCATGAAAAAGGCGTGCTCCTCGAGGTGCTGCGCCTCTTGCGGCACCCGGAGTATCCGCTGGCGTGCAAGGCGGTCAAGAAGACCGCGCATACGCTCGGCTTCAATCGGCCTGAGGCGTGGATTGAGCTCGGGCGGCTGATGAAGCAGTCGAACGGGCTGGCCGAGAACACGTATCGGCACATGGAAGCGTGTCGGTTGCTCCAAGCCAACATGATCAGCTCCACGCTGAGCCGCCCCGAGACGAACCTGATGGTCGAACTGGCGTATCACCGCTACGCCGGCACGAAGGGTAAGGGCATCGGTGACCTTTAGCAACATCGCGCTTCAAGAACCGTCGACGGTCACGGCCCGTGTCGCCACGGTCACGATTCCGCGCGGCTCGACGAACGAGCAGCAGGAAATCATGGTCGTGGGCGACCCGACGTCTAGCCTGGGCGTGGCGCGAGTGCTCGGGGCCACCCCGGCCTCGACCGAGTTCGCCCTGGCTGTGCGCGAGGTCGAAAAGACATTCAGCGTCACGGGGAACGTCTCCGTGCAGCCGGTGGCCGGCAGCACCTGGACCGTGCGGCCGGGCGATACCAATTGGGCGTCCTCGGCCGGCTTCCACTTCAACAGCTCGGGTGATCTGAAGGTCGAGGTCTCGGCCTACTCCACGATTGTCAGCGTGGCCGCGCTTCCAGCGGGGTCGACCACCGTCACCATCAACGCGTTCGCGTCGGGGCTGCAATCATCGGCGGCGGTCGGGTCGGGCAGCTCGGCGCTGCTGGTGCGCGTGGTCGGCCATGGCTCGAGCGCGGGCGACTTCCTCGTGCGGCCGGTGTTCTCGTCCACCGGCGCCGACAACCCCGTGTCGGTCTCGGCGTTGCCTGCGGGCTCGACGACGGTCACCATCAATGCCTATGCGGCTGGACTGATTTCCAGCGGCGTCGCGGCGGGCAATAGCTCGGCCCTGACGGTGCGGAACGTCTGGTCCTCAACGAACACCGACCAGCCCGTCAGCGCGGCCCAGGCGGGCGCCTGGAGCGTCAGCCCGACGGCCGGCAGCACGTGGACCATTCGGGTCGGCGACACGAACTGGGCCTCGTCTGCGGGCTTCCATTTCACGTCGTCCGGGGAACTGCAAATCGCGGGCACGTTCAGCGCCTCGACTACGGTCAACGTGTCGTCGCTGGCGGGACGGGTGACCACGGCCCCGAACGATACGCTGTGG